CACTTCGGATAATTAGATTCAAATAAGGAACCTTATAACAACTTATAAAGTAACTAATATTTACCGGGATTCGATTCGATATCATTGAATACATAGTTTGTATGACTCGAAACTTTTTACTTTTTTTTTATACGTTTTATATACGTTGTCTTTTCTAAATAATCCTGAATATTTTGCGTGTTATGGATATATGTGGTATCACCTCGTTCAGCATTCATAAATATATCCTTCTTAAGTTCAGAAAATGCATACCTATCTTGAATTATATGATATTCGTGGGGCATATTCAATGTCACCTTAGGTGATGAGCGAACAAAGAAATACTTCTCATGGGCCACACCACGACCCCCTAACTTGACCCAATTAACCGTTAAACCGAGAGTTTTTAACGTTGTCGACGAAAATAATATAACAGGTAAACGCGCAGAACTGCAAAATACCCACCAATCCAAGTCGGTTATGTAATACTCATCGCTAAATATCATTTGTTCGAATTTATCAACATCCTGGCCAAGAGAATCGATTAATGCCCGTTTACCTTGATTTCGTAATATCGTCATAATTTTTGATTGAAATTGATCCAATTTAAATAATTCAGAATATCCACGCCAAAGCGCAACCTTCACATTTTGAACCGAAATGGAAGTTAAATAGACCTCTTGAAATATGTGTATTAATGGGATATAACTGCAAAGGATGTTTGTTTTAAAATACAACTCCTTCGCATTTTGTGGAAATACGGATCTCCAAGAACCTGGTTTCATATTCCCAAGTACGTGTGGTTTGGTATATTCAATACAATCCATGATATAATCTTGCATTCCGACGGTTTCATGTGTTTCGACCTGGTTCATTTTATTTAAAAATTCATTTTGTTCTTGTTTATTGAGAACATTGGAATATTTCTGTATTATATTATCCGACTCGGCATCCGGTTGTGCATTATCATAAATGATATTATGAGAAACGTTGACATTACTATAAGGTGTTAAATTTCGAAAATAATCACGCGTAAGTTTGCTTTCTAATAGAAACAATTCCGTATCGTTCGTCTGAAGTTCGTTATTTGTAATATTCATATATGTTTTGGGTTGAAACATAAACAGACGTGTTCGGTTATATCGAATTAATTCATCTGCCATACGTGTATAATAGATCGTCTCGTTATCACCACCTCCGATGAGATTTACTTGCGGAAAAATAGATTTACAATTTTGTCCGTCTTCTGATGATAAACAATAGACTGTATTATCGCATGAACCCGAATTCGAACCCGTCTTATTACACATAACCACCGATTTTACATCCATTAACCCTTCTTCATCCATTATTTCAAACACCAATTGTGTTTCTAGTAAAGAATGCAATTTTTGCATGACGCTTTTAAGTTTATTCCGATATGTCATGGAGGGGTCATCAATCATATCAATAATTTGCTTACGAATGTTACGATTACTATACTCATTCAATTGTATACGCGTCAACGTGCGAAAAACATTATAAAACTGTGTTTCCAAATGAATATTTTGAATTACGGTATCACGTTCTGTGGACGATTGTTTATTTGTGGTTAATTTCTTGTCCACGTTATCATATTGATAACTCGAATGATGAATCTCCTCAATTCCATCATTATCATAATTTTGCGCAGGAGGATTAATCTGCACAAATTGATTTGTTTCTGTTAAAAATCCAATGACCAAACCATCATCAATCACCTTTATTTTTGGCAAACAATGAATATTGGCATGGGTCTCACGTGACACTTCAACCAATCGATCGCGCGTTTGCTTGTAATCCATCCATATTTCAATCTCATCCATAAATTGTGTGTCCAAATCGGGGATTAGTGGCGACGGTAAACAAGGAATAAATATAGGCGGTTGATTATCCTCCTTATATATACGAATACCGATTGTTTTATTACGATAATTAATGACCTGTGATTTAATTCGAAAGTGTTTTTCCTTCAAAATTCGAATTATATCCGTAACCATCTTATTCATCTTGAATGTGTACTTCTTTGGTATACTAGGTAAAGGGGCACAATACTTCTGAGTGGTTACCTTTATCAGTTTTAACATGTCTTTAATCTCGACTAATGCAACATGTTCAATAAACCCTCTTTTTATATTAATCTCGACTTTGCGGGTTTCTCCCTTTTTGAGTTTATACGCTGTTTTATTCTTTTGTGTCATTACATTCATATTAACTACCGTTTCCCCGCTTTTTAATTCATATACGGTTTTATCTGTCTTGGACACCACAATGGTATCTTTACGTTCATATAGTTGTACAGGTTCATAGTAATTTCCTTGCTTTATAATAATCGCCGTTTCTTTGCGCGAGTCATACTCTACATGAGAATAGGCGTTTGATGGACATATCATTTGTACCTTTTCTGTAATATCATCGTCTGATAATTGCAATATAATCAAATTCATACCGTCTCTAAGCAGTTGATTATTTCGTTCACAGAAGAAATCCCATAGATAAACATGATTGACGTAAGATTTTTCATCCAATATATATTTCAAAAAATTTTCATAGGATGCAATGGTATTTTCTAGATAATCCAACTGCGATTCATCATCCAATCGTATTGTTTTATAAAACTGTGTATTTGAATATAAGGTTATATTTATCGACCATTGTGTAAAATCCTTGGGTTTAAAAATAGAAACCAAATTACCATTATGATACCGTATAAACATATCCAATGTAATAACTTGTTTATCAGTCAATATATCTTTCATATCAGAAATGCTTGGTATGTCAACCAACTGATGTTTATATGCATAAAAATAAGCGAAACATGCAATAAACGATTGATTTTCCGAATTTTCAATACCATACCTAAGTAAACAGGGTTTATTAGGTAATATAACGGACTGATTTTTGGGGTCCATGGATAAACTAGAGTCCATGTTTAAAAACAATTGAATAGGAACAGGCAAAAACCCCCATCGTTTGACGGGTAAAGGATTTGATGTTGAACTAACTATATATGATGTATATTTAGAAGCAACATCCTCCACATTTCCGGGTTGTGTTTTTGATTTACCTTCTTGGTCTTCTTTATTATACGTACACATATCTCTACGCTTAGACTGGTCTTTAGAATCCCACGCTTTAGAAAAACAGCAGGGTGCACATAAACCGTTTGGATGCTTGTCTGGTTTAATAAATCCGGGTGTATGTTGCATATATTTTCCATCCTTTTCGTGAACAGCCGGTCTGTTAAATTCATATACATAAGCCCCTTTGGGTACACGATCCGCACCCCTTGGTATTATATTTCCACATTTTCCAGCTTTGACATCTTCCTCGCTTATACTGGAATTGGTTTTTAAACACCAATATCTTGGACAAATATACCAATATTTTTTGTCGGGATCCGAACCGTGTTGTAACGCGCGACCATATGACCCAGGGTTCGTTTTATCAATGTGTTGTTTTTCTTCGTCAGTCAATATAACAGGTTGACGTTTATCACTCGATGGACAAGTCTTTGAATATAATGGAAATTTACTCGTTTCCTCTGTCACAAACAATGCCGGGTCTAATTCAAGCATTTTTTTATAAAAAGGTGTCGGATTTTTTATAGGTGTTCCATCTATTTCAATATCATATGCCTCATTGTCATCATCCACATCATTGTCATTACCTCCTCCGTAATATTCTTCTTCATCCTCTTCTGACTCATATTCGTTTTCAGAACCCTCTTCTTCGGATTCGTAATCATCTTCATCAAATGCGATACCTCTTACGGGCGAAACATCATCTTCTTCGATATCATCGTCATCGTCATCATTATCATTATCATAGGTAAGTGGTTTATACATCTCCGTTTGTGTTTCAACTGGCGCAATCACGGTATCAACAACATCATCCTCTTTTTTATCCATATTGACTCCTGGTATGTTTGTCTTAAATGTTTTCAGTTTTTCTTTCGAAAGAACAACACTACTTGGATGTTGTGACATACGAAGAATTGTATCCATATATATCGTTAATTCGGGTATGTATTTCACGGACGATATATCCTCTATTACAACCAATAATTCATTTTTAAGAGGTTTCATTGTGTACTTTGTTAAAAATCCTGGTGTATCTACGATATGCCGTTTCATAAGTTGAAACTGAGAACAAAAATTACTAAACTCAATAATTGCGTCTTTTTCGGATATATTAAAATTCGACATCAATGCTTGGATAACATCTTCAGAACTCCCCGTTTCGTTATATATATCTCGAATCACATTCGTCTTGGCATCCATCTCTTTGTAGTTGCCTACACGAGTATATCGCATAACCGCCCCCTTTTTTAAATCCATCTTGGTCACGTTAAAAATAGGGGTTATATAAGGTAACTGTTTGGTGAATGAAATTTTGGTTTCTATAGGTAGACTAAATTGATAATCAATCTTCATGTTGGAAATAGACTCATCTTTAATCGATTGAAACTGACTTATTGCATATCCGGAGGAATGTAGTATATTATTTATTTCATTTAATATAGGTTGAACGATTTTTACCAACATATCGTCTAGTTCTTTAATGGTCTTTAATTGTTGCAATTCACCGCTAATCACAATAAGAGAATTATAATGAATCTGTATCAACAATTCGATGCTATCTTGCACATACAACACAATTTGTTTCCCCTTGCCTATTTCACGTGATAATCGCATAATTTTGGATTCAGATAACATAGGAATTTTTTTCCCATCCGTTGATACAACCGGAGAATATATACGATAGGTATTCTCTCGTCGATTACCTGGATTGTATTTAATAAATGGAATTTGTTTCGTGGAGTGAATATTTCGAAACAAAAAATCCAAGGGCATTTTAACATCATAGGCAAGTTGTGGTAGTGAAAAAGAATACGATTTAACACCCACTTCTGTATATTTTAGTTCCGTTCCCTCTTTTAAATTCCATTGAATTTCCCGGTACAATTGGGTAATTTCGTTGATTCGTTTCATTTGCGGAGTATACTGATCCTTATTCCTTTCAGATAATTCATCCGACTTATCATGCAGTGAATTTGTAGATGTTATACCTATTTTATACAAATATGGAAAATACATCCCACATAAAGCATCGGCATGCATCTCATGTGCATCGGAAAACTCAAGCAAGTTTTTTGCGAGACATACCATGATATCCTTACTTCTAGTATATTCTAACAAAAGTGACTTTTCCAAGGTCAATATAGGATTGTTTCCATCAAACTCATAATGTACATTTTTTGCCCACGCTGGATTTTTGTACGGATTTGCCGGAAACATAAAATCATAACTGTCTTGAAATTTCATACCAATTGGGGAGAACATGTCTCGCTTGCCTGACTTGGCCATCGACATCCATTGTGTATAATTAAATTCATCTGCATCCAATTGTTCACCAAGCACATAAGGGTCGGCCGATATATTCGTCGCATACTGAAAAAAATGTTCTTTTTTTAAGGGTCGTGTTTCATCCGCGGTTATTTTTTGAAACATATGTTGCATATCTAATTCTTGGGTTGACATTGAAAACAGATATATCTCGTCTGCAGATATCTTATCGAGTCCACCATCCCCTAATAATTCATTCACAATCTTATGTTTGATGGTTCGGATTGGATCATCCATGTGAATAAGCTGTGTCGAAAATACAACATCCACATTATGTGTCTTATGATGTGCCAACTCCATCTCGCTAAATAATTCGTTCATATGCTCTGATGAACGAATCCCTGCACAAAATACAAATACACGTTCTACATTTCCCTTATTATCTAAAATATGAACTTTATACATCGCTATATACTGTTATACAATAGAGAGCGATGTTTTTTATGTATCAAAATACGGATTGTCTTTTATATCCATGCCACAGTATTCTGCCGGCGTACGTTTATAGTCTTTGGGCGAATGAATGCCTGCCTCATTTGCATTCTCCAATAAAAATTTGAAATTGTCCCAAAACTCGGCTTTATGTCCGATGGACTTGGTTGCAATGTGAGATAATTCATGTATGGCAACAAACATTAATGTGTGTTCGTCTATCATATGAGAGACTCCATCCCGCTTTTTATTTAAACAGAATGCAAGTTTTTCGCCTTTATTTTCACTATACGCGGTATATTCGCTGGTGGGCAATGTTTCTACCACGCGTTGAGGATTATATCCATCTACCAGTCGCTTGACATTTTCTTGATTTCCATGTTTTTTATCTACGTAATCTACCAACTCTTTGCACTTCACATTCACACGTGCAAGTAAATTCACGGCCTCATTTACTTTGCTGCGTTCCCGAACGCAATATTTATTGCCATCTACGGTAGATACAATACATTTTAATTGAAATTCGTCTGATGTGCAGTAGATATATATGCATAAACAAATCACACCACAAATCACGACATATATACCTATATCTAGACTATCCATATACAATAGAAATACAAATATTCCCAGTAAATATTTGTATTGCAAAAACGCAATGCCTGATTATTTATGGCACACATCCTATTTCCAAAGGAACACGTGATGTATCGGGCTCGTATGTACTGTTACTCCATGGACCGACATTTGTTTTTTCAATAATAGGATCAGAACGAAGCTGGAGGTTTGCGTTTTTCAATGTTTGACCAATGGTATCTACACCAATAAGAGAACCTGCTTGAAGCAAATCAGGCATAGCATTATTTCCAACGGGATTCAGAGACGCAAATTCACTGTTTGTATCATTTGGAAGTAAATCAGCGGGCGTTGCTACCGGTGTCGATTTATAATCATCACCCTTAATCGGTGCAGACCCGGTCGATTCAAATTCCGCAGGATGTGTTCCATTGCCACTCAATGTACCCTCGTTACTTGGTTTAACAGATCCTCCAATCATGGAGTCCAAAACAAGACCTTTGGTATTTGAATATGAGAGCATGGAATAACATACAATTAGCGCGACAATAGCAACAAAAACCCATTTTGTACTATCGGAATTCATAAATTGACTCAAGCTCTTAAACATTTTCCGTTTATATAAACGGTGGATAAAATTTTTATTGGAAAGCCGGAATATTCATATCTTCTAAAGCGTTGTTTTTAATATCATGTGCATCAATTAATAATTCGAATATATGATCGCTTTCATCATTATCAATATCCAAATCATGTCTATTTTTGATTTCCTGTGCTTCTAAATACGCCTGTAAAGTCAAATTCTTCGCATTTATAGCCCGTTTATATGCCTCATGATATTTTTCAAAATACACATCGTTCGGAGATTTTAATTGAACCACTTCACCATTATCATGTTCTAAATGTACATCACACTCTAAACCAAGTAATTCTGGGTTCTCTATTTCAGTTGCTTTCATCGTTAATAAATCATCTATGTTGGAATCGGATGTTTCGTCTAAAGTATCTATGTTGATTGTATTATCGTCGTCTGATGATTTTGAATCTTTTTCTTCGATCTCAAAATGTATATGATCCTCGTCCAACTTCAAATCATTGACTCCATCATTGTCTACATCTCTATCATTATCTTTTTGCCCGTCATTATCTTTTTGCCCGTCATTATCTTTTTGCCCGTCATTGACTACATCTTCATTGTCAATGGATTTGCTTTTAATATCATGAGTAGGTGTCTGTTGTGTATGTGATTTAAATACACAAGACTCAAATATATTTACATTTTCCAATACCATGATCTGTTTTACTTCCATATCAATCTGAAAACTTCGCGCAAAACATTTAATTCCCTGGATTTCGATCACCGTTGCTAAGCGTGTTTCTTCATCTAAATGTTCTAATTGTATTTCTTCTTCATGTTCATTGTAAAATTTCAAATTCAGTTTTCCTAAACGTGTAGGAAGCGATGCTCTTGCTAAATAATACTTGCCTGATTTATACATTTTAAGGGGAGGTGTGAAATAGTCCTCTATATCTGACAATTCCATTTCGCCTTCAAACCAGTCTACACGTTTATTAAAAATTTCACTGCATATATGTGCCTCTAATTTTTCAAACCAATGTAAAAATTGCGAATTCTCGTGACTAAACATTAAATCACACTGTGATTTTTTGGGATTTGTTACTATTTTGCCACGCAATTTGCATTCAGGTGGGCGAATATACAACGGTGATCCCTCTATATTCAATTTAATAAAGTGGTTTCCTCCCGAAATAACGTATGGATAATTTAATGTTACTTTTTCATAATCAAACTGAGAATCGGTATCATAAATCATAATGACAGTATATACTACATACATCAAATATTAAAATAGTTGGTACGCGTAATAACAAAAACGCGCAAATGTTAAAAACTACTATACTATGAAATCGATTAAAGACAGCTTCATTGAATTTATTCATGGTGAAGATATACGCAATAATTTGGTGTCTTTTCTCAAACCTGTGGGGACTAAATTATACAACGAGATGTATCCGTATATTTTATTTTTGAGTATATACATAGTCATACTTACGTTTATCATACTTGCGAATTTAATCATACTGGTTCGCGTGTTAAATCACTTGGGGGGATTCTATATTTCTCAAAATACAATTTCAATTGAGTAAATGTGATGAATTGTGAAGAAATGAAATAAAATAAAATATATTATACAGTAAGTAATGTCTCAACAAATAACACGACCTGCATTTGCGGAACACGTAAAAAGATGGGTTTTATTAGACACTCATATTAAAACGGCGAATGCAAAGATAAAGAGCATACGTGACGAAAAAACTGCACTTTCTTCTGAAATATGTGATTATTTAGAAAGGACGGGTGTTTCAAACAAAAAAATAATTATACATGATGGGAATTTGAAAATGTATGAAAAAAAGGAATATTCGCCATTGACATTTAGTTTTCTTGAACAACATTTAGGTAACATTATTCCAAACCAGGAACAAGTCCGGTATATTATAGAATACCTTAAAGAACAACGTGAAGTTAAAACAACAAATGATATTCGGCGAAATTATACAAATATGTAATCCTATCATAGTGTATATGCTTGCTATACAAGAATCACCCATTCAATGTATGAGTGACCGTTGTATTTATCCATCTAAGAAACTGATTGGGAAAACTACGCCCCATCAATCATATGGACAAAATCAACGTGAACTATATGGTACTTCCGAAGGGCAATTTAGTAGGTTCGATGACTTGGGTATTCCGATGTTTGTAGTTAAAATAGAAAACTCTTACGAAGAATCTTCTGCTCCGATTAATACACAAAGCGAATCTGTTATATCCGACGATATGTTTGATATGCTATTTGATCGCGTATCAGAATGTCCAAGAAACAAAAACAAACAAAAGCAAACAAAAGCAAAAACAAAGAGTAGCACTAAAAGGGCGACATCAAAACAAAATACGACTCGTAAAAACAAAGGTAGTATAAAATCGTCAAAATAAATTGAATAAAAATACACATTCAATTTATTTACTTTTACTAATAACGAGACCACGCCTTTGTATTAAAACCATTTATGGTTGCTGAGTCACGGATACGGTTACTGGCGTCTATGATTTCTGTGTCTATATTTGAAGAAGTCCAATTGTTAGGTTCATCGGGTTTCACACCATAACAGTTTGCGCCAAATTTAACGTAGGGGTTTTTTATAAACCCACCGTTGATACCTGGACGACCACATGCATTTTGTGTTTTGGTATTACTTTGCAATTTACTCCAAGTCTCTTTTTGGGTTGGGAAATATGCCATTTGACCTTCCGACCACCCGTAATTACACCATTCACCTCCATTTTGGTACGCACCTTCGATTTGATCATATGTTGCTAGTTTTGCTCCAAACGCATTGCATACTCTCTGTGCTTCATCATAAGTATACATGTTGTTTGAAATGTTAAAAACTTGATTGTTTCCATTATCACCCGACGGTGAACATGTTGTTTCTTGCGATTGTATTGTCGTATCCGTATCTATATCTATTATAGTGGTCGATGGCGAAGATGAAGGTGAAGAAGATGATGATGAAAACGGTGGTACATTTTTAAAATACATCATAATACGACTGTTAAATATCAGGTCCACTATTTTAATGTTTAAAGCATACTTAAAGAAAAATATGATTGCAAATAGGGCATATAATACCCAAATTTGTTGTTCTACAATATGAACTAATACGGGTTTAACATCAGGTGCCATGGGAACTCGTAAAATATAAATTAAAATAAAGAACCCGATCGTAAACCATATAAGTTCAAAAAATGACCAAGGGTTATCAAAATATTCCTGCAACCAAGTAATAAACTCACCCAAAATGTTTTGCTTTTGGTCGTCACTTAAGGGATAATATACGCTAAATAGCCACCCCGATATCAAAAAACATAAAATAACATCTATTGTTCTACTGTAAGATGTCTTGCCACTTGTTTCGTTGGTCGTTCCACGACTGGCAAAAAATGCCGAACCTAAACTATATGTAGTATATGCGACTATCATCCAGAACAATATTGTGTATGTGGTTGCGTTAAATATATCATTCATTATATCATCGAATTCGGCATTGTCGACCGACAAAGGACTGGATGTATCATTCGACATTTGATTGGTATATAAAAAACCTATATTTTATCTATTGTTTGCGATAGAATAAACAATATGCTTTTGAACTGACAATTCTTTGCTCGGGTATATTTCGTTCAACTTGTGTATCGTTAAAATGTGCCCATTCGTCCTTGTCATTCTTTACATATGCAGTATAATGCCCCCCTGCAGTACCCCCCGAGTGATTACATACAGCATATAAATCATATATATACTGTGATGCACGATAACCATAGACGTACTTGGACAAATCAAGCTTTGTTAATGGGAAATCGACTAAATCTTGGCGCTTGCGCATGCCGTCTACTGAAAATCGCTTCAAAGTGACAACCAGAATATTCGGTAAATTCCAAAATACAATACGCTTTTTGACGTCTTCCTTTTTGTCAGTTTTCTCGTTAAACCACGCATTGTCTCCTTGTAGCAATTCATAAGATGTAAATGAATCAAAACAATCATACAAAGAAGCATTGTGTTTGGGTATTTCTAAATCTAACATAAAGTACTGCTCAGGACTAATGGAATGGACTTTTTTACCAGAAATAGATACCAATTCCGACACATATATACCATAAAACATATCCATGATCTCTGAATAATCACGTGAATAGGATCTTTGTAACATTTTATAACATTCAACCGCACGGGCATCTAGTTTGGATTGTTTTTTTCCCATAATATTCACCGAAACAGGTCTTGCAATACTGTTGTGCATGCATTCTACAAAAAACAGTAAAAACTCGGGTAAATCATTCTGTGCCCAACCTGTAAACAGGTCGCGGTCTTTCACCATAGCCAATTGTTGAACATTATGAACAAATCGTTTTGGTGAAATCGTTCCGTTTTGTGACCACATTAAATCATGTAAATTTTTCCATTCTGTAATAAGATTACATTCGGGTAATGATTTATTAACTACTTTTTTATATTTGGGCGATGATATTAACTCGGTCAACTCATAAGTATGACTTAATACTTGCATACAAGAATTTAAAAAACATGTGTTTCCCAAATTGGATAATCCTGAAAAACCTAGTTGTTCTTTACTTCGAGACATGGTTGTTTACTAGAATGGTATAAAGATATATCTTTATATTATATCAAAAATGGATATGAACAACATGTTCCAAACCTTGATGAACGAGGCATTAAATAATACTATACGTAATGAACATCCTGTTATAAATAATATGCAATCACATGCATCACCTCAGATACAATCCCAGCAACCAGTTCGCTACTTAATCCGCAGTCTAAATATCATAAATGATCTATCACGTTCATACAACAATACTATGACTATTTACAATAACAACATTCAAGAACTTCTTAGGATGGTCAGTGTAAATCAATATTTGTTTGGTGTTCAGCTTAATAATCGGCAACGGGCACAAGGAACCCCCGATGGACCAGAGACGTCGAATACTAATACACAAACAGCGTCCAATGCAATGCCGTCCAATGCAATGCCGTCCAATGCAATGCCTAATATACCTATAAACACGGGTGCACAAATATTTCTATCTTATTTATTTGAACCCTTAAATGAAGATAACAACGAACACCCCCTTACACAAGAACAGATAAACTCTGCAACACGAAGTTATGTTTGCACTGAACAAATGATATCTGATGGTATTCCAAACTGTCCTATAACATTAAACACGTTCGTTCAAGGAGATCGGGTATGTGAAATAAATGGATGTAATCATAAATTTACACATTCTGCACTAATGACCTGGTTTCGTCGAAGTGCAAAGTGTCCAGTGTGTAGATTCAATGTTCGTACAAATCGACCGTCGTCTACAACACAATCGCAAACCACATCTCATGAAGAAGATGATTCAGATGACGAAAGTTTAGTCATTCCACCGGTAGATTAGTTATACCGCAAAATAAAAGGTGTGAAAATATTACAGATATGTTCCACGGATGGTTTTCCGATAAATCAATAACTCGACTTGGTTTTGAAGATATATTATATGCATTACAACAACCTGACCGATTTTTAATTATAAATACACTTCCTGCAGAATCACAAGATGTATTGATTCAAAATACAATATGTGCACCAAAGGAAGAAGAACTGATTAATACATTAATAACCACAAAACGATGTGATATAAATATTATCTTGTATGGGTGTAATGCAAGTGACATCACAACAGATAAAAAACATACTCAATTGATATCACTCGGTTTTACAAACGTATTTGTGTATAGTGGTGGGTTATTTGAATGGATTTTGCTTCAAGATATATATGGGACGAATGAGTTTCCTACAACATCTGCCGTGGTTGATATTATAAAATATAGACCTATGAGCATTTTCAAAACGCGTTTATTACAAAACGCGGTATAATATCAAATTTTCCCAATGTTTCATTCGTTCGATTGATTTTTGTTCTAAAACAATTGACATATCATAGGCACTTTTCAATCGAAACAAACCGTCCTGGCGATGTTTCAACATCCGATTTGCAAGTAGGTTGCTAGCATCCTTCAATGCCAAACTCATGTCCCCCGTTTGAGTCTTGTATAAATTATATATCATGCATCTATCAAAATCATATGCACATAACAAATCTGCCTCCCTAACAATGTTATATGCTGTTTGATATATTCCCATATCAGGAAAACCATTCTCGAATATGGTTGAATACGACATTGTTGATATTATTTTGCGAATAACATCAATCTCATCTGAAGTCACTGTATCTAGTTCAGATATAAAATGGATTATTTCTGCCATACCATCCTCTTTATTCATGTATTTATTGTCACACATATCATGTAATACAGCTGAAATATATATTAGTTTTTCATGTGATTGTATTGTCGGATTTATTTTGACCTCCTGTGTAAAGAGTTGGTTTGAAAATATCAAAATATTCATTGAATGGGATAATCCATGGGATTCGTCAATATTATATTTTGCAACCGTTCTCATTACAAAATCAAACATTTTCGATAATAAGGCAGCCATTTACGTATGTATTATACGGTTATTTTTACAAATACTAAAAAATTATGAAGTATCTTTTCATTTCATACAAAATTGAATGTATGATAGATTATATATCACAATTAAACTTATTGATAAGCTTAAAATAATATAATGGATTTATCACAACAAAAACTATCCAAGGCCGAGTGGCTCAACGTTGAAGTGATGGTTCCTTCCGATGAAAAGGCCATTTTAGATATCATTATTGATGGTTACAAAAATGTGAATATTCGGAAAAATAATACCCATTCTATCATTTCAATGATGAAATTGAATCCGAATGTTTCAGGTATTAACGAGTATTTGTTTAATACTTATTTCCGTAGTGTTATTTCTGAATTTATTAAAAGATATCAAACTATTGTGGGTAATTTTACGTTTCATCCAGACCTCACTGTAAAACGGTCAAAAAAAATTAATAAGGGTGAGATGATGCGTATTCAAATAATGGATAAAAAAATGAATGATGTTAGTGGAAAGATATTCGAATATATTCTACTGCGATATTGCTCACAAATCTTATCTTCGTTTAAATCCGGTTCAACTGAGTATACATTTCACTTATACACTCTTATCCAAGTTAAGAAAGCGACCGTTTTACATGTGAATGTTTATGTTATGCATTTTATAGATTTCCTGATTGGTGTGATCTTGCCGCGCATTACTATGCGAAAAGTTTTAAGTCAGTCATATAAATTTATTGAAAAAAATCCGGATATTTTGAAATATGAAGATATTACATTGTTCAATCACCAAAAACACATATACACATTGTTTAAACCCATGGAAACACACGGATCTATCAAAGATAAAGAAGGAGAACAAAATGAACGCATTATTTATTTGAATTCAAGGCAGCCTAAGTTGGTGTTATACACAGCTCCCACAGGCACAGGTAAAACCCTAACACCTTTGGGATTGTCGGAGGGATATCGAATTATATTTATTTGTGCCGCAAGACATATTGGTTTGGCACTCGCTAAATCGGCAGTTTCAATGGGAAAACGTATCGGTATTGCATTCGGTTGCGAAACTGCCGATGATATCCGTCTGCATTATTTCGCAGCAAGTGAATATTCCATAAATAGACGAAGTGGAGGTATCGGTAAAGTGGACAATAGCGTTGGTGATAAGGTACAAATCATGATTTGTGATATAAAATCGTATCTTGTTGCGATGTATTACATGATGTCATTTCGCCCAGAACATTCTGACGAAGACATAAATAGTCAACTTAGACCGGACTTTGATCTCATTACCTATTGGGACGAACCAACCATATCATTGGATTATGACACTCATCCTCTCCATGAGTTGGTTCAAAACATATGGAAAGAAAATCAGGTATCTAACATGGTGCTATCGTGTGCAACATTACCTCATCAAAATGAATTGCAACCCGTATTTAGCAATTTTCAAGCGCGGTTTCCAAATGCATCCATCGAAACCGTTACCAGTTTGGATTGCAGGAAATCGATCGCGTTATTAGATAAAACGGGTAAATCGGTACTTCCTCATTTGCAATACGATAATTATGCCGAATTACAGACCTGTGTTCATCACTGTGAGCAAAATAATGCCCTTTTGCGGTATTTCGATTTGGTAGAAATCGTCACATTTATTGAACGTGTTCACGATGTAGATGGCGCTGTATGTGAACGATACTACATGGAAAATTATTTCCAGGAAGGCATTTCAAGTATTACGATGAATACCCTAAAACAGTATTACCTTACGCTATTGAAACACCTCGATTCTGACAAATGGAACGATATATATACCACTCTCAAACAAAACCAGAAATTCAAATTTCGGGAGCAAGGTAAGATGCGCAGATATAATGGTATGGATCAATCGAAGATTGGATTACAACTTACTACACAAGATGCACATACACTAACGGATGGTCCTACGATATTCCTTGCACAAAATGTTGAAAACGTAGGCAAATATTACGTTCAGCAGACAAAAATGCCCGAACGCATGTTTAATCATATTGTGAATCAAATTAACCAAAATACGATTGTACAGGAAAAAATAACGTTGGTTGAAAGTGAATTGGAACATAAATTGGAGGCGAAGGAGATGGATACCGGTGAAGATACGTACAAGAAAGCGAAAAATGACAAGAAGATGAGTCGTGAAGTACAGTCTCCAGAGATTAATAAACTAAATCGTTCTCTTGCTGAACTCCGTACGAAGATATCAAGCATTAAAATAGAAGATGAATATGTCCCTAACTCACAGGAACATCAGCGTAAATGGGTTGATAAGTATAATCCAAATGCATATATGCCAAATATATCCGATACCGATATTTGTGAAATTATGGCATTAGACGTGGACAATACCAAGAAGTTGCTATTATTGCTAGGAATTGGGTTGTTTGTTGATGAAAAAATAGCCCATCCGCGATACATGGAAATTATGAAACGTCTGGCATATGAACAAAATTTATTTGTTATACTTGCATCATCAGATTATATTTATGGAACGAACTATCAGTTTTGCCATGGCTTCGTTGGTCGAGATTTAAATAATATGACACAACAGAAAATGATTCAGGCAATGGGTCGCATTGGAAGAAACAACCAACAACAAGAGTATACGGTGCGGGTTCGAACGGATGATATAATACATAGGCTACTTCAGCCTGCCGAGGTGAACGTCGAAGCAGATAACATGAATCGACTATTCGGTGAGTAATTGTTCGTAACCAAACAATTCGAAATCCCGTTTGTAATATGTGTTAATTAATAGAATAGATTGAATATTTAAAATACCACTATATTTTGTTTTTTTTTGTGGAATTTTATATTTCGACGTTTGCAAATTTAAATTGAAGTCCGTGTAACCCAACTTTGACATATCTTCAGTCAACGTCTCGGTGTGTAAAATAATGACATTTTTTACGAGCGCATTCTTATCCGTAGAGATAAATTTATATTGCGGTAGTTTATGGTTGTCATAAATATCATCGGATTCCAAGAAATCCTTGATGGTCAAATATACCTTATGTTTATCTTGGATCGAATCCTGATCCAATAGTTTGATAAATAGCAATTCAGATATAATACGGTCATACGGATTACGAACAATAGTTATAATATCGTAGTTTACACGTACATGCGGATCATCCTGTACAACCTGTCTATCGTCTTTATTCGTAATTAATATGTGTCTATTTTCACGAATTTCACTCCATGTAAAGTGATGCAAAGAATGCTTTAATCGTTTGACCAATATCATTTTCTGTAATTGTATATACTCCGATAATTGACATTTGTCTATAGACGGTGTAGCATCTAAACGCGCGTTTAATTTAACTCGCTGTTTGCGAATATGAGATTGAATCGCATTTTCATAGTATGAAAAATACAATGAATTTTCATCTAAATTTGTATTAAACTTACGAGCAAAATACTTTTCAACACTTGTTCCGCCCGTTTTTGGGATATGGATAAATAATATTTTTTGCTTTTTGTAAAATGGCATATGGTATATACAATATGCCTACGCAAAAACATACTAAATTACGACGTGATACTTAATGCATATGGATTCTGTTTTAGTTGATTTAGAATCTCACCTTGTGCACGATCGTTTTGCATACCCGCATAAAGTTCCGTTTTTCCCTGTAATCTCCCCATCGTCTCCATATTTGGGATCTGTTGGGCAGTTTTGGGAGCAGGTGGTCGTTGGTTGGTTAAATATCCCGTTTTATCTTTGGTAACTACATTCATATCATGATTTAACAATGCCATGTTTCCTTGATTCGTCCGACTGTTTATGGTCAATGACTTTGTATCGTTATTGCGTTGTCTATATTCAGCATCATAGGGACGCACCTCACGAGTACCATCCCCGGCAGACGCATTTCCCGCGTAGTAATAATCTGACTGATCCATACGATTATTCGCAATGGGTTGAACATTTGTAGATAGATATCCTCCTTTGTTCATTTCAGACGTTCCTGAATTCATATGGAATTTCGAATTTTCGGTCGTTTCACGAATTGTGGTACTTGGTCTATCTGCTGGGTTAAAGACATAGGAGTTTGATGTAGTTGCTCCAGCGTTTTGATAGGGTCGTAACGTGCCGATTGTATTTTCGTTTCGTGATGGACGTATGATATCCATCACAGGAGATATAACCGCACCAATAGCTCCTCCAATTGCACCAAAATAATCGGATTGTGTATTTGCTGTGCGGTTATTTGCATAGGTTGTATGTGATTTTGCACCATAGTCACCCTCATTTATATTTCCACGACCCGTTGCAGATGCATTACCATATGGAACTGCGCCTAAATCTATGCGTTTGGATTCCATGTATTCACCATCCACAAACGTACCTGTATTTTGTGCAGATGCATTTCCTGTGTATGAAGTCGTCGTTTCGGGACGTGTAGTATATCTATCTTCTTGTTTTGGATGCAAGGGTTGACGCGATTCAGCACCCGTTGTTGTAAATAGGCGATCATGACCCCATTCAGCCGTTCTTTCGGGGCGATGTTTTTCTTGAATACCTTGATGACCCATTTCTTTTATTATACTATTTGCTGGACCTTCGCGACCTAACATACTAACACCCGCCGCCTTACGATGATTATTTACACGTAAATCATCTACTGTCTTAGGCATCCATGCCTCACGGTTTAACATACCGGAATTGTATCCAGCCATCCCCTCTGTGCCTGCACCCAACCCAATTCCAGGAGCAACTTTTTCTTGTGAAAAAGGTAGTACATTCGCCATTTTCTGACTGGGATTAACGCGAGACTGCAAAAAATCATTCTGATTGGGTAATCCGTATGCCCATTGAGTATTATCATTGGGGGCAAATAATGGTGCTTGTTCTTTTTTTTCAATTTGATTCGATCCATTACCTAAATAATTGTCTAATATTCCCTCGTTCTGATCCGCGTTAAAATCGCGAGTTGTCTTTTTGCGACCAAAAAACGGGACCATATTATTATGTTTAAAATGGTCCTTATTTGCCGTATCTCCGCCCAATGTTTTATAAGTTTGTCCATTCGCATGTGATTGATTTACTGCATCCGTTGCATCCGTAGTTTGATTGTGGTTACCTTTAAAATAATGATCCGTATATGCCGTTCCATCATATGCATTATTATGAGTAAGACGTCCTGTATTGGCCAGCTCAGGTGGCACACTTTTGTCATCATTTTCGTCCGGAAAATTTATATTGGGCAGGTTCGTGTTTGGCAGATCTTCAAATCCTTCTGTCGTTGTTTTATCATTCGATGTATTTTGTTGTTTCGATACCATATATAATCCAGCCATAGCAACTAAAGGGATCGCTAATTCCATTGTGTATTATATTATACTGTTACAAAAATAAGAGTATAATTACAATTTACTGTTTCGCAATAAAATATTCTGTTGAAAATGGGTCCGCGCGAACATTCTCGAATGTTTTAGACACACTTGGTTTGTAATAATCCTTTTCCAATATACGTGTTTGTATATTGTCGTGGAATGGTTTTTCTAAATTTGCCTGTGGGTTAACTATAGGTTCTTCCCATTTTGATTGCTCCAATTCACGATACATCCATGCCGGATGACTTGCGCGACTTTCTTCAACAAAGGGTTGTGATGTTGCATATGAAATCGCGTTTGAGTCAGAAATCGCATTGGATTTATAATCATTCTTAGCAACATCATCTCGTCCAATGGGGCGCGATAACCCAAACATATCGCTTTCTAAATTAACTTTATTTGTATGTAGATTTGCACCCCATTGTTGCATTCGTACATATACATCATCTTGAAATGGCATGTTTACTCCGTTTCCGGGAACATCCAATTGATATCTTCCTATATATGTCTGTTGCTCTAATTGTTTTTTTACTCTTGCGTCGTCATCATGAAATCGAGTAAAAGCCATTTATATCGTATCTTATATATTGCCCACATAAAAAAGTAATATGATCCGATTACTTGACACACGGATTTAATGGGGCATTTTTGCATTTGCCATACGTTTTACGATGCCATTGTGTAATACCATGGGTAAGAATGCCATTCATATGCACCTTTGTCCCATATCCCTGGTTTTTATCAATCCCATATCGTGTTGCTAAATCAGGATATTCGGCACATAATTGACTAATATATTCATCACGCGCAACCTTGGCTAATATGGATGCAGCCGCAATTGCCGTATATTTATTGTCACCTCCTTCAATGGTTTGATGTTGGACAACATGTAATGTATCCGTTTCTGTGCAATATGTCGTATAAGGTCTAAAATCGTTCCCATCTATCAGTAAAAATGTATTATCGGGTAATATTCCACACGTGTTTGAAGAAAATATATCACGTATTGCATTATGCATGCCTTTATGTACTGATTGGCGTATATTAATTTTGTCAATTTCATCGTGTTCGATGTATTGTATTGACCAAGATAGGGCGTGTTCTTTAATATAATCCGAAATTTCACTAATTTTTTTCTTTGAATGAAACCTTTTCGAATCCTTCATCCAATCGTGATGATAACTGTCTGATTTAGGAAGAACAACTGCACCAATATATAATCTCCCAAACATAGGACCGCGACCTGCTTCGTCCACACCAATTTCAAATAAGTTGTCTTGATTATAACAAGTTGATAACATCTTTATATTTATACAATGATTTGTCTTTATATCACCATTATCCATTTTATTCATCAAGACCCTCTTTTTTTCGTCGTATAGAATATATATTCATTTAATGAAAGGTATTAAGTTAACACCATTTTTACTATTTATCATATTACTGGTTGTTTTAGTCGTTGCTATGATATTTGGATATAAATCTAGCACATTTTCAGAAGGATTAACTCCAAATACACAATGGACAGAAGTATCTAGCACCTCTATCACCGCATACAATGACGGGATATTGCTCGATGAAATTATGCCTGTCATAGGAAGCAAACCGGGCATATTTTTCGACAAGTCCAATGGCAATGTCATTGTGACCGATGACATAATGAGCAAATCATATACGGTTCTAAACCGTGAAAGCAATGGAACACCTACTGCCGTTACCAGTGATAGTCCTGATACAACTACATATAGCGCTTCTGTAACAGACTTAAATAACCCTTGGAGTTATACCGTTGGTTCTCTTACCATATTGTATTCTCCCTTTAACACAAATACATTGATTCTTGTTGTTAATAATACGAATAATACCATATCGCAAATATTTAAGCATATGGAAGGAAAATCTATTGCATATGCACAACAGTCCACACCCCTTGGTATTACTGCCAATGTATCCGCATCTGTGTACGCAAAAATTACACCTACAACTGTTACACCTATTACAGTAGACGGAACTACATTTTCGGCGAGCACAATTGCAAAAGACTTGTACTATACACCTGAAAAAGGGATATGTGTTGGTACATCGGGGAATTTTTCGACATCGCAAGATTTTATTGAAAGGGTCTCCATCCAAAATAATCCTGCTGGAACCATTCTTGTCGTTACTACATTAATTGAACCTACCACTCTTTTAGCAACTATTATTGTCAATGATAATGCAGGTATTGTTATCGCATCTTCCAATGCACTTCCTTATATCAATATGAGTTCTACGTCCGACCCTATTTCACCAGCAGCAGACAATGATGATATTACAATTACATTGGATACACCTAAAGTTAAATCAAATCAATCAAAACAAGATACTCAATTTGCAGACTTGATTAATAAACTTGGGCACCCGAATGGTATTGATGGTGCAAGTACAAGTAAATGTGATTATTCCGATTATATTCGCAAGTCCGAAATTGTCCCACCTGTATGCCCCCAATGTCCGAATATAAACATACCGGCATCCACTTCATGTAACCTTTCTATCAATGATAAAGGAGAGATTGTTGACTGTAATGGAAAAAAATATACTCCAAGTGATGTATTGCCTGGATATACTTCTTCGTCACCTGCATCTTGGTCAAGCGCAATCGATGATACTGCCACTGCCGCCAGTAGTGCAATCGGTGATACTGCCACTGCCGCCGGTAGTGCAATCGGTGATACTGCCACTGCCGCCGGTAGTGCAATTGAAAAGACGGCAGATGTCGTAGGCGATGTTGCTGAACAAACGGTTGATACTGCGGGAAATGTAGTTGGTAAAACATTAGATACTGCTGAAAATGTGGTTGGTAAAACATTCGATGCTGCCGGAAATGTAGTGGATAAAACTTTTGATGCTGCCGGAAATGTAGTGGATAAAACTTTTGATGCTGCCGGAAATGTAGTCCATGGGGTCGGTCAAGGAATTGGTGCATTAGGTAGAGGAACTGCTGATGTAGTGACAGATGTTGCTGGTGATGTATCCGGAGTTGCAAATACAATGGTTCGTTCTACTGCAGGTATGGTGAATAATGCAATTAATGCTCCTCGACAACAAGCAATGCCTCAACAGATACCTCAGATACAGCCATTGCCCCAAGGATATTTCCATCCCCAAGGTCATACCCATATGTATTCCTCTTGTTGTAACAAACAACCGGGAATGAATTATAGAAATTATAGTTCTTCGTCTAATTTCATGCCCATTACATCCGACTTTTCCCAATTTACATAAAAGTAACTACTAATTAGTGCGTTATAATCAATGTATTATTAAAATAAGTTAAACTAATAGTGATAAATATATTAATATGAATGATCGTTGTTTTTTGCAATATAATAAAAATGACAACACAAAAGAAATATATGATTATTCTGATGTATTGAATCGAACATCTATTTTGAAAGAAATCACATCTATACTTGAATCATTTGAACAGCGTAAAATGGATATTAATTTCAAAAAAGGTATATACATATACGGATCACCAGGATCCGGCAAAACACACTTTGTTACTCAACTATTGTGTAAATTGGGTTATGATGTTATTCGTTATGATGCCGGAGACGTGCGAAACAAGTCTTTGATTGAAAGTATTGCAAAGGATAATATATCGAATCGCAATGTGTTGGATATGATGTACGGACGTGTTAAAAAAATTGCCATTGTAATGGATGAAATCGATGGTATGAATAGTGGTGATAAAGGTGGCATTAATGCGCTCATTAAATTAATCCGCCAGAAAAAAACTCAAAAACAACGACTTGAAAATATGACGATGAATCCTATCATATGTATTGGGAATTATTACATGGATAAGAAAATTCGCGACTTGATGAAAGTCTGCTATACGTTTGAACTTAAATCACCTACCCAATCACAGGTACAAACTCTAATTGAACGTGTTATTCCTGAAAACCATATGACATTATACAAAGACGTACTATTGAATTATATTCAAGGAGATATACGGAAGTTGAACTTTGTCGAACGCTTATATCAAACTAAATCCGAATTATTAACACATGACGTTATACAAGACATATTTAAAATAAAAACCTATAATGAAGACTCCAAACGAATGACTGCTACGCTATTTAATTCGTACATACCGTTTAGCGAACACAACCTTCGAATGAATGATACAGATAGAACCATTATTGCTCTATTGTGGCACGAAAATATTGTAGATCATATATCCCATGTTTGTGATAATATTAAAATACCACTGTATCAAACCATTTTAAAAAACATCTGCTTTGCAGATTACATTGATCGCATTACCTTTCAAAATCAGATATGGATTTTTAATGAAATGAGTTCTCTTATAAAAACATTTTATTCGAATAAAATTTACCACACCCACATTCAGCAACCGGTTTCTACGTGTACTTATGAGGATATTCGCTTTACAAAAATATTGACCAAATATTCGACGGAATATAACAATATACTGTTTTTAAATAGTCTATGTTTAGAGCTAAACATGGACAAAAAGGACGTTATTGCGTTTTTTCATGAGTTACGTAGTTTATCCGTACCTTCGAATAATATTATGTCGCCGACTTTTATTGATGATTTTTTCGAAGGATATGAAATCAATTGCTTAGACATTCGCCGCATATACAGATACCTCGATAAAAACGTGAAAAAAGATACTAATATACATGAAGAAATTGAGTAGTGTATGTCTTTTTTTTGTAGATGTATTATATATATATATTATATATAATAATGGAAAAATGCATTGTTGAATATGTTTGGATTGGTGGTGAAAATGAATTACGGTCCAAATCACGTGTCATAAATGGTGAAATAAATGATGTATCGGAATTACCTGTATGGAACTACGACGGAAGTTCCACCAAACAAGCCGAAGGGAATGCATCTGAAGTTTTACTCATACCTTGCGCCTTATTTAACGACCCGTTCCGCGGACATAATCACAAACTTGTCCTGTGCGAAACAATGCGACCCGATGGAACGTATCTCGAAAATAGTCACCGACATTGGGCAAAAGAACTGTTTGACCAAGCACTTGAGGAAGAACCCTGGTTTGGGTTGGAACAAGAATATTTTATGATATCACCCAAGACTAAAAAACCAATGGGATATGATTGCAAAAAAACTCAGGGGCAATATTATTGCAGTGCAGGCGCAAGCAACGCATTTGGGCGAAGTGTTGCAGAAGATCATCTTATAGCATGCTTATATGCAGGTATTAAAATTAGCGGTGTGAATGCAGAAGTTGCTCCGGGTCAATGGGAGTATCAGGTGGGCCCTTGCACCGGAATTGAACAGGGCGACCATTTGTGGATGGCCCGATATATCATGGAACGTGTTTCTGAAAAATATAATGTTATCATTGATATAGAACCCAAACCTCTGATGGGCGATTGGAATGGCTCTGGTTGCCATGCAAATTATAGCACAAAAAGTATGCGTGATGGTTGTGAGGGGAAAGACGGGATTGATTTTATTTATGAAGCCGTCGATAAACTTTCTAAAAAACACAGTGATCATATGCAGGTTTATGGTCTCCATAATGAACAACGTCTTAGCGGTAACCACGAAACCTCTCCCTATGATGAATTTTCGACTGGTATCAGTAATCGAGGTAGTTCGGTTCGCATTGGTAATGATGCGATCAACAACAAAAAAGGGTACTTTGAAGATCGCCGCCCAGGATCCAACTGTGATCCATATCTAGTTACAGGTATGTTGTTTAAGACAACTGTGCTCTAAAAAAATTGGTAGAATTAAAATTATATGTTACTTATATGGAACAGAGTAATACACGTACTCGTTTTATATGCAGTGTGTTATCTTCATTTGGTGCAACCTCGATGGTGCATCCATTTGATGTCATTAAAATATCTCAGCAATTGCGGTTGCCTATTCAATATAAAATACCGGACATATACAGAGGATTACCTACAGGGTTGTTTCGGCAATTCACATACTCTGCACCCAATACGTTTTTATTTTCAGAGATGTTACGACAATATAGATTGAAATATGGAAATGAACCGAACATTGCATATAAAGGTGTTATGGGTGCGATTTCGGGGGGTATTGGGGGTATAACCGGAACACCCAGTGAGGTTTTGCTTGTGCACGCTATTTATAAATATCCCCCTCCAATGGGTATGCTTACTCATGCGAAATCAATATATACCCAGGAGGGTCTATATGGATTTTTTAAGGGTTCAAGTGCGGCCATATTCCGAGCCTGTACTTTCAACAGTGTTCGGTTGTCTTTTTATTCGGAAACGAAGAATTTGCTTACAAATACGTATCCCTCTATGACCGGTTCGAGTTATATACATTTTATGTCGGCCACTGTGGGTGCCTTGTCGGGTGTTCTAATAAGTAATCCAATTGATGTAATTAAATCGCGCGTACAGCAACCAAAAAATACAAAGACGACTACTCAACTTATACAGTATACGCTTCGAACAGAAGGGATGTCGGGATTTTATCGAGGAACTTTTGCCATGATGTCAAAAACAATACCTCATTCGATTATTTCGTTTGTATTGTTTGAACAGATGACACGATGGTTTACGGGCTCCGATGCAATATAGATGTACATATTATGAAAAAGTTATGTATACATAATATAATTATTGTGTATACATGTCTATGTTTTGGTTATTTGTCATATTATTCTCTATTATAGTGGCGGTGTCCGTATATATGACTTGGGAATTCATTCCGTATAAAGGACGTGGGTATTGTAGTCAGGCAAGTGATTATATTTATCCGAAGTCATATCCACAGTTTTTAAGTGAGTCGGAACGGAACTATATTTTGCAAAAGGCAGAACCCATGTTTAGAAAGAGCACGGTGGTAAATGAAGATATTCCGCAGGTTCGTCAGAGTTATACTGCGTGGTTACCTAAAACAGATTCAACGGTAAAATCCATTATACAGCGTGTATGTGATATTACAAATATACCGTTTGAGAATGCCGAAAAGATGCAGGTGCTTAAATATGAACCCGATGGTTTTTATAAACTGCATTATGATGCATCATGTGATGATAGGAAAGAATGTGTGGAATTTGAAAAAAATGGTGGGCAGCGTGTAGTTACCATGATTATGTATCTTAATGATAGATATGATGGCGGCCATACACATTTCCCACGTTTAAATTCAAAATATAAACTCCCACCAGGGGATGCCTTGTTGTTTTATTCGTTGGAAAAGGATGGCAATAAATGTCACCCATTGTCCATACATGAAGCAATGCCTGTTATATCTGGAAACAAATATGTTGCAAATATTTGGTTACGCGAACGGGAATATGATGTAACTAAATAAGGACCTTTGGTGGAAGCGTGTCTTGGTTTGTAAGTTGGGGTTGTTCTGTTTGTGTGTCTGTTTCTTGGTTTGTAAGTTGGGGTTGTTCTGTTTGTGTGTCTGTTTCTTGTTCTACACTTGCTCCATGGACCGTCTCTACAGGACTTATATCATTGGTTGGTTCAGGTGTTCTATTCATGGTCGTCCTTCTTTTATACCGTCTATCTGCGTTTGGATTCGTCATACTCTGCATGCGTGAACGCATTGTTTCATCCATTTTTGCGACATCTGATACACCCTCCGTTCCGGATGTTAGTTCAGATATAAGTTTATATTTTTGATACAGAAACATGCCCATAATAACAATAATCAACAAATTGATGATAATCAACCAAAAGAATAATCGTTTGAATGTGCTTCCAACATTCGTTGGACTAGATAAGTCCATTCCGACTTTTCCATCACTTGCAGACGCCCAATTCATTTTATACACACCTATACCTCCCAATAAATTCAATATAATTAATATTTCAAACATATTCATTGTCGCAAAATTAATAATCCCCGATATGAAATCCCATATCTGCATAAATTTAAGCTTTATCCAATCAATTGAAAACATGGGTGCATCGGGTTTACACGCGTCATGTGTTAAATCAGGAACAATGGTGTCGATTGAATCCGTTATACCCGTAATTATGTTCATAAAATTAAATCCTTCATAAAAAATAACCCCTATAAATGAGTAAATAACCAAATAGGTGGTTACGGAAAGCATCCCCATCGGAATATTTACGGCGATTGTCCACATACTGTATCCAATAATTGCCAACACAAATAATACTAAAAAGAAACATATTGAAAATATGGTTTGTTGTCTCGATACCATACTGGTCATATTAATACCTCCATTTGATTCAGAACCAAAGAAAAAACTGACACTATGAATAACAACAATCACTGTGACTATAATAGACAGTAATGATACGCTGAATTGACCCCTCATTGCATTAAAGAAATCTTGCAACAACGATGTTTGAAAATTAATCTCAACCAAAGTATAAAACACAATAAACATACCAAACATGATTAATGCATTTGGTAAATATTTCTTCAACTTGGAAAAGGATAGGATCGCCCAGTTAAACCATTCAATTACACGCAAACCTGGACCAAATGCACCATATAAATATTTGTTATATTGTTGTATTTTATCCACATTAAACGTATAGCGCACGTTATCTTCTTCTTCGAGAAAAAAAATGATGTAATACCAGTTATATACAAAATACCATACAAGCAAGATTGTGATGAATTTTTGTGTTTGGTTTTGAAATATGTCGATCTCTTTTTCTGTTGCCGTATTTTGTGTAACTGCATTTGCGATTTTTGTAATAACTTCGCGAATATATCGATTTGTTCGAAGCATAAATAATTGAACGTATATTTTCATTATCTGAATTTGCTGTCCTAGTGTAGTAAACACATTTGTTATGACAGCAGATAATGATCGTGCGGAGTCTGTAATCGATGACATCGTTTTTTTAATGCCCTTTGAGTTTATGTTCATGGGAGGTGCAGGGGCAGATACATTGGTTAATGAATCTAGACCGGTTGACATGTTTGATAAAGATGCTCCGTAATTTTGTAAACTGCTTAACCCGTTTAAACTATTTGACAAGTCAGATTCCAAACTTGCAATCGGATTTACTTTGGTAGCGTCCGACATACGTGATACGACGTCATCTACATTTTGTTTAATCGTATCATCATCCTCATTTGCGTCCTCTTTGTTTTCTAAACCCTCGATAATTGTGGAATCATCTTTTGCAGGTGTGAAAAACTTATATTGTGGTATATTTGCATCTTCATCCAGTTTAATATGCGGGTTTTCGTTATCCGATTGATCATAAAGGTCTTTGAATACGGGAATATGTTTGGGATTTTCATGACGTTTTCCATAGCTCTTTTTTTCGAGTGGGTTTTGGTTTGGGTTTGATTTTTCATTATTCCATTTTTTATTCCATTTACTCATTGTTATATTGTATTTATAGTATACAATATAACTTGAAAAAGAACACGAATTATCTGGCATACATCAACCCACAATTTCCTCCCACAAATGACAAAATATTATATCTTTCTTCAAACACATGTAGATTGTAATTATATACATATAGCGCCCATGCTGGTTTTCTGGAAACAGAAAGCAATTCTCCATCCACATTACATTCGATATCCACAGTTGAACCGTCGAGGTCGATTGGAGGTTTATATGTATTAAATTCCAATTCGACTGTTTTAAATCGCCCTACGTTCACCGCGCCCGATGGTTGGTATTCGCGTGGGTTTGTATTTAAACAAAAATTATAGCAATATAAACCTTCATTCGCAAACCCATGTGTTCGTGTATATTTTTCAACGTAATCATATACACCTCGAGGTAATGTTATTTCACGGTAATCCCCGCCGAATAAAATACCCAGAGTTTCCAAGATAGAATATTGATTATTCGGGTTGTAATCACCGGTTATATATAATCCACTTGAAGGGTCTTTGATGATATTGGATGGTATCGAATTGTTGTATGCCCAATTTGTATAATTGCTCCATTCGTTACGCAGAAAGGCATCATTTCTTTGAAAATACCACATCCAATTCGCAACCATTCCCGCAGTTGCCTGTAATTTTACGCGGTTTGAACCGACTTGATTCAAAAAATCATATTCATGTATATCTTTTACTAAATATACCTGATCTTCGGCAGCAAATACCGATTGTTCTTCTTCTGATAAAAATCCGTACGTGGCTAAAATATGGACGTCAGCATCCCATGTTGACGTTTTATTTGCATAATTGGCAGACGAAATATCGATGGAAGGGGGGGTTTGCAAGAAACGATACATTTGGAACTGATTTTCACCGGGACGGATTTTTATATATGGGAATTTATCCGTTGGATTAAACACATCGCGAACTTGAAATAAATCCTGAATGGGGCGGAGTGTTACATTAATAATCAATTCTTGATATTGAAGTGCAATCAAAGGGAACGCACAGCGACTGTCTAACGTAAACCATGCGTTTAGAGGTATATATAGAGTTCGACCCCGTATAGAGGGTTCGGCACCCGACGCATGATCCGTATGTTTTGCGGTTGGATAAGTATGATTTAGAAACGGGGATGTGTGGGTTCTTCGTGGATCATTTGCAGGGTCAGTCAATTCAGGAACATTTCCAGTCATGGCATCAAAAATATCCTTCTTATTTACATCAAAATCCCGTTTCACCATTGCATGGATGTATTGTCCTGAATATTTTTGCAATGTAGTTGATCCACATGTAATCTCGATTTCTTGGATCATCTGAGCACCCAAATTTTCGATCCATTTAAAATCATAGGGTGACCATTCTCCTCCTGTATCGTTACTCGGCATCCACATGGGACTCCATATATCCGGTAAATTAACTACAACGTAGGTGTCCATTAGTAAATCTCCATAACGTTTCATTTTAAACGTGTATTTAGATGATTCCGTTAGGCGCAATTCACGTAGTCCATCGAAATCTAACCTAAATTTTTGCAACCCGAAATTAGTATATTTGGAATATGTTGCCTTAAAAAATGTCTTACTTGGGTTTCCTGTTAATATTAAATTTGCATTTCCTACAGATATTATGTTTAATAGACCTCCTGGCATATTTTTAGTATTGATTATATAGTATCACCTGTTTATATTTTTGTTATCTTAATCTATATTACAAATAAACGATGGGATTTTTCAATGGAAATATACTACAGGACACATTGGACTATATTTTAATATTTGGCATTAGCGTGATCACACTATACGTCATATACAACATGATCCAAAAACACAAAGAAACTAAACCAACAAATATACCCCCTCCATTTGTAGATACTCCCGATTCTGCACAGCGTGCAGAATTAACGAGTGTGGAAAACACCTCAATCGGACCGGGAATTCAGAACTTAAGATTAGACTCGTCGGAAGACAATGCTTTACGCAATTTTTGTATTAAGTCTGCATCGAACTGTGCATACACGGGTGGTTATATGAATCTCAATATGATTAAGTATGTATTGTCACGTGGGTGTCGGTTCTTGGACATGGAAGTATATCTAAAAGATGATGTTCCAGTTGTGGCTTATTCAGCAGACAAACAGTCACTCGATGCATTTACATCAAATGCGCCCGCGGTTTCTTTAGCCGGTGTATTTTCAACGATTATGTCAAATGCATTCTCTGACACAGCACCAAATGAAAAAGATCCCTTGTTTATTCACCTTCGCATCAAAACACGCGTGTCTACGGCCTTTTCGAAAATCGCTAAAATTATTAAGAGCAATCTTGGACCCAAACTATATACTGACAGTACAGGAAACGCTGCACATGTAGATCTAGATACTCAGATATCCCGATTTATGAGTAAAGTGATTCTCATCATTGACCAAGAATCTTCTCCAGATTATCGAAATTATTCCACCTGTACACCCGATACAGATTGCGTTAGTTTATCCTCTTTAGCAAACATGGTTAGCAATTCACAGTCGATACGGGTATATACAGAAAACGCACTGACATATCAACCCATTAACCCACCTGACCCCGATGTGTATTTATTCCGTATTGTGTTACCTAGTTTAGGGTTTTTTAATGGCACTTCCAATTCTGATAGCGTATATTTAGTACAAAATTACGGTGCACAAGTCGTTGCACAAGCATTTTATAAAAATGATACGAATTTACGCATCTATGAAGATTTATTTAAAACGCGTAAAAGTGCGTTCGTGCGCATACAAGATGTGTTGAAAAATGTTTCTGAGTAGAATATATAGAATATATCCATACGAAGTAATGAAGAAAAAAAACGCAACTCGCAAGAATAGATATATACCCAATGTCTGTACCAATAATATGACCTTTAATGATTGTGAATTGGCCGTATTGCGACAAGCAGTGGATACAAATGATGAGATTCATGGAAAAAACCGGGGAAACGATGAATCCATTGAAGATATGATTAATATTGTAGAAAAATTTATAAATAAGAAAAAACTTATTTGTTATGGAGGAACAGCCATCAACAATCTTTTACCCAAACATGCACAATTTTATAACTATGAAAGGGAAATACCGGATTATGATTTTTACTCACCCAATGCAGTGGATGATGCGAAAGAATTGGCCGATATTTATTACGCTGCTGGATATAACGATGTTGAAGCAAAGTCAGGGGTTCATGAAGGGACATATAAAGTGTTTGTCAACTTTATTCCTATGGCAGATATTACAGTGATGCAACCCGAACTGTTCAAAAATATCGCAAAAAAATCAATTTCCATTGGCGGAATTCGATATGCACCGCCTAATTTTTTAAGAATGAGTATGTATTTGGAATTATCTAGACCTGCTGGAGATACAAGTCGTTGGGAAAAAGTATTAAAACGCCTTTCACTTTTGAATCAATATCGTCCGATAAAAGTCGACCATAATTGTGAAAACATAGATTTCCAACGTAAGATGGCGCAGTCAAATGATGACTCCGAACGAATTTATTTTATTGTGCGCAACACATTTATCAATTACGGCGTTGTATTTTTCGGAGGGTATGCATCCAGTATCTATTCGGGGAACATGTCCAAGAAAAGTAAAAAACAAATTGCAAAGGTTCCTGATTTCGATGTCATTGCAGATGATCCTGAAAAATGTGCAGAGATTGTGACTGAACGACTCGGCGATGAAGGGTTTAAAGGAGTTAAACAAATCAAACATGATGCTATCGCTGATTTGATTCCTGAACATATTGAAATTCGGTATAAAAATGAAATTCTGGGATTTATTTACAAACCCATTGCCTGCCATAACTACAATACAATTACTATTGAAAAGTCCAAGATTAATATTGCAACAATCGATACGATTATGAGTTTCTATTTGGCCTTTTTATATATTAACAACAACTATTATTACCATGATAGAATACTATGCATGGCAAAATATTTATTTGATTTGCAAAGCAAAAATAAACTGGCACAACGGGGAGTGTTGAAACGATTTAGTCCTGACTGTATAGGTGTCCAAGAAACAATCGAAAGTATACGTGCACGTAAAACCAAACTTTTTGAGGAGCTAAAGGAGAAACGTCACACGGATGAATATAATAAATTTTTTATGCGCTATCAACCGTGCGAAAAAAAATCTTCGTGTAAATCCGATGAACGTAAAGATGAACGTAAAGATGAACGTAAAGATGAACGTAAACAGACTAAAAAAGTAAGGAAAAAAAAGACGAGTAATAGCAAGAGCAAGAATGTTTTAGATAAGATAAAGCAAATTTCATTTATGTAGAGTACCTTGCACTGACCAGATTACCATTACTATCTATCAACCTACCATCTTGATTGATATGTATGTTCGTTTTCCGATCCAGAGGGCATCCTGACCATATAAGTCGGTGGATACGAGTGTGTAACTCTTCACATAACTGATCTACTTCCTTTTTGTCTGATGTGTCCTTTATCTTATCTATAACATCTTCCATCTTGTAACACTCCACTACAACACCCATAGAGTTGTGATTCCAATTTTCGCCAGCTACTTTCAAAGCGAAATCTATTCTATCCGATTTGTCCAAGATATCCTTCTATGAGTAGGATAACCTGTAAACGTTCTTTACAGGTTATCTCTATTTCGTTCGATTTATTTCTAGGTGTGTCCAAGATGTAGGGGGATACCCCCTACGACCCCATATTTGGATACTTTCATACCTTTCTTGGACCTACCCTATAAAATATATCCGAATGGTATCAAATAAACCAACTGATTCTTTCGTATGTCTACTATTCCATTCAAAATATTTCTAGGTGTGTCCAAGATTGGATTAGTATGTCTATAAAAAACGCAAAAAGGGATACTTCTTAAGAACCATCTTGGACACCCTTGTCAAATATATATTCAAGTAGACCTGAATAAAGTAATGTTTCTTTCATATGTCTACTATTCCATTCAAATTATCTCTAGGTGTGTCCAAGATTGAAATGTCATCATATTTGACTTAATTTGGATGAAACAGATTGCATTGAATAGAATAAAGCACCAAACAAAACACTCTTCATGATTAGTCCTGTAAAACTAAAATTACCATCTTCATTATAGATGTTTGCAAAAGATAAATATTTGCGAAGCAATGTGTTTACAATCGGCATTTGAAACATAAAATATAAAACTCCTATCAATATAGGAGTCTGTAATTCACTAATTGTATCATGTGCCGTCTCTTGGCGATATTTTTTCTCGCGATGCTCCCTCAACTTGTCTTCATTGGCCAGTTCATACTCACGAATATAGTCCGATGTCAATTTTACTTTGGGAACATGATTCACCTGCGTTCTATCATCATGCTGATATTCCGACACGTTCATTGGAATGTCTCTTGATGGAAGTCTCTGAGGAGGTAAATCCTCCACTGTATACTGTTGCTGTTGTTGAGTTCTTTGAGGAGAACTTTCAGGCATAGGCATTCCTTCAGGTGCACCTGGGGGTGTTCCATAGGGATTAGGGTGTGCATTAATCGGTTGATATGTGTTATCCCCTGTATTCTCTGCACCCTTTTGAGATCCAGTTATATTTCCATAAAATTCATTGGATATGTGCTGTGTTTGTGTCTGTGGCTGAGTCTGTGCCTGAACTTGTGCACCATTCTCAGGTAATTCGGAAATGCTCGTCGTCGAAACTGACATTATACTGTATTATACAGATTTTATAGTATTGATTTTACCTTATTCTATACTCACCGTCCGTTTATTTTTATCCTCGGGTGTAGTAATTGCCGAATACGAAAAACATTTTTCTCCATGCTTATATATTTTTCCGTCAATATCCCCTAAAATGGGTCCTTTAAACGTAATACAATTTTTATCATTGCAAACGCGTCTAAACATAGTGGCTAAACCAATGCCCATTAAAATGGATATGATTATACGCCCCATTTCTGAATTTAACAATCTTCGCAAGTTCATGATATATAACCCTGTATATATTATGAACATCAAAATATTACCCTTGCACAGGAACACGTGCAATATCAAGAGGATTATTCGGACACGTAACCTCTGTGTGTTCAAATGCAAAACATTGATTGGCTTTATCTCTATATAACATCAAATCAACATTTTCGGGTGTGGGATAAATATACACAATGCGATTTTCTTCCGAAACCAAATATACAGCGATCAAACCCACTATAAAACTCAACAACAAGTATTTAAGATTTATGTATTTTGTTATTTTAATCATATACTATTAGAAAGGATTTTTACGAGTTAAAAATATTCAGATTGCGGTTAGGATTGCGATTGTATTTGTGCATTGGCCTTGGCCTTCTTTTTTATACGCCTTTTCTTACTTGCCGACACCTTTGTCTTTGTATCTTTTTCATCCTCGTCACATAATTCTTCTAATACCTGTGGATTTGCTTGCATATAGGCGTCGTATTCACGTTGTCTATTTATTTTGGCAGCTTCTTCTTCTAAACGTTTCACGAGTTCGGTTTCTTGCTTTGCTTTGGCTTTCGCTTTGAGTCGTTCAATCGTCGTTGTTTTTTTGTGATTGGTGTCAGTCTGTTTATGGTTCATCGTTCCTTGTCCCATCATTCCCTTCATCATATCAGCCATTCCTCCGCTTCCTTGTCCCTGACTCATCATTCCCTTCATCATATCAGCCATTCCTCCGCTTCCTTGTCCCTGACTCATCATCCCCTTCATCATATCAGCCATTCCCCCTAAATTCCCCATACCTTTCATCATTTCACTAGCTTCCTGCATCAATTCTTCTTTCGAAATATCACCCGACGTCATTTTTTCGGATAATTTATCTTTCACTGATTTTACTACACCCATCATCTTATCAGGATGTTTCAACAATCGGGATAAGACATCCGAGGTGGATTCGACACCCTCCATACTATCACCTAACGACGCTGCAAGATCCGCACTCATATCTTCGGCAAACTCCTTTGCTAATCGCCCAATCTTTCCATCAAACATTTTCTGTATATTTTTATGTAAATCTTCCATCTTGGGCATGGACACATTGGGTTTGTCGTCATCGGATTTCTCCATATTTTCAAAAAAGTCAGTAATCTTGGACATCGTCTCCTTTAATTTCTTTTGTAAATCACCCTCGTTTAATTGCGAAAACAAGTCTGTTGTATGATCACCAAAACCCATTTTATCCTTCATAGAATTCACTAAATTCAACAAAATCACCTGTAAATATTTCCACATCGTTTCACGAGTGGTACTGGATATACCCTTGCAGTGATAGAGCATCTTAAAATCAACCCCGGGTAAAAAATCGACGTTGACCTCACTATCGGCCCTAAAAATATCCTCATTCTGGTTCAAAATATCAAAAAACCGTTCGGGATAAATCACTAAACAGTATTCAAACAAGGTCTGGAAGTCATTGTGGGTTGTAAATATCCACTTGCTTGCATATTCAGGAAACGTGATGCTTAAATCAGCCGTAAAATCTTTGATAGAAGCGCAGAACTCATCTGACACACGTGGAATTTTTTCATTTTCATTATCAGGTGTAGGTGTAGGTGCGGGCATATGTAATACTGTATGTGATGAAATATTTATATCCATTCAAACGACCACAATGATTTTTCATGCAACCGCCTTTATATATTCCAAATGTATAACATTTATGTTTAGAAAAGAACTTAAAGACACCATACATAGGCTATGTGCCCCCACCAAGGGCATCCTTGCTGCCGACGAAAGCGTTGGAACGATCGGAAAACGGTTCGATTCAATCCATTTAGAAAACACACATTCGAATCGTATTGCATACAGAGATATGTTGTTTACAACACCCCATTTAAACACACATATTAGTGGTGTTATTACGTTTGAAGAAACATTGATGGACGTTAAAGAGGATGGCTCTCGTTTGATACAACCATTATTGGATACGGATATTGTAGTCGGCATTAAAGTGGATAAAGGGGTTAAACCCCTATATGGTACTGATAGAGAAACCGTTACACAAGGCTTAGACGATCTTGATGTTCGATGTAAACGCTATTACGACGCTGGCGCACGGTTTGCAAAATGGCGATCTGTGTTGAAGATCGACGTGAATAAAAATATGCCGTCAGATATTTCAATACACGAAAACGCTGTCACGTTGGCGCGATATGCATCGATATGTCAGAATTGCGGTCTTGTTCCCATTGTTGAACCCGAAATATTGATGGATGGCGTTCATACCTATGAACAATCTCGAGACATTGCTATTGAAGTACTGAGTGTAGTCTATCGCGAACTCCAACGTCACCATGTAGACATTGAATGCACGCTACTAAAACCAAACATGATACGCCAGGGTGTTTCTTCCTCACAAAAAAACGATTATGACACCTTAGCAAGGTACACTGTGGATGTGTTTCGACGAGTCATTCCACCAAGCATGCCTGGTGTCGTATTTTTGTCGGGTGGGATGTCCGAAAGTGAAGCAAGTTGCGCGTTGAACTGTATTAATAATGTAGAGGTTGATAAACCATGGCGTCTTACATTCTCTTACGGACGGGCACTGCAATCGTCGGTTATTGCAACGTGGAACGGAAACCCGGCAAACGTTGAAGATGCACAGAAAACACTGTTTTATCGCGCTAAAGCAAATGGATTTGCCTCAATGGGAATCCTATCCAAAGAATACATTTCAGGAGACGATACATCGTTACATGAAAAAAATTATACGTATTAGATGACGATGATGTAGAAATTTGTATATTATCCTTGGCTATGTGGGGTTCAAATTGTAAAGAATATATTTCCGAAGCAAACCGAGTCTTAGAAAGTAATGGTAAATTATATAATTGAACCGTCCAAGCGATGGACTGAATTCACTGAGGATGGAAGCATAGTAAATAGTGTAGGAGGAAAATTATTACCAAGGGTGTAAATTTATTAGAATCTAATAATTTTCAAATAGTGAGAAAAACATTAGAAAAGTTCTCATTATTTGAATGTGTAAAAATGTAAGTACGAAACAAAACAAAATAAAGTTCACTCTTTATGAGTGGCCTTCATTATTTTTGTTCGGGCAGCCGGGGAGCATAATATGTTGAAAACCTCACTTGTACCTATCATTAAACCACCGGTCATGTCTCGCTTCCACTCGATCTCAGGTGTGGTGGGTTGCCTAGAAAATATATTGAACTTTCTATTTTCTTCAAAATATTTTTCCTCAACCTCCTTATTGGCGTGCTCTAATATGCTTTTTCCAAGGGCATGAGACATATGATTTGTGACTGATTCCAAACCATCCTCGTGTAAAACAAACTCCGATTCTCCTGTGGGATTCTTATCTTCGTCCAACTTGGCCGTGTTCACATACACCCGTCCGTCCTTCCAATTTGTGGTTTGAATAAACCGCTGCGTTTGTGGTTTGCTTTTTATCTGCTTAAAGTAGGCATCCGTACACATATTTGGGAAACTGATCTTACGCTCGGCCATTAGGAGTTTCTTCTCATGAAACATTTCAATACACCGCTCTTTCCACTGCTCTAAAAAGTCTAAATCAGTCTCTGCATTCTGACAAGTCACGTTGAGATAGTAATTGATGTTGTTTGTATTGTTACTGTTGTTGTTACTATTCGTATTACTTGTTATCACATTGTTACCCATTTTAGGTAAGGCTTCTACAAACATTTCGGTGGTCTTGTTCGTGTTCTGCATACACTCCTTAAACATATTCAACATCATTGCCTGAAACTCCTGATTGTTTTGCAGCGTTTGGGTTTGAAACTCCTGATTGCCATGCACTATTTTATGAATAAGTTCACTATCGCCCAACGACAAAGATGTATTATTCGGGGTGTGACTGGACGCGTGACTGGGTGAATCAACACAGGTTTTTTTATGTCTCGATAACCCGGACGAAAAATTATATTTCTTTCCACAATGACAAATGAGGTAATCCACCGCATCTTTTTCGTTACCATCAAAATTACCATTATTACCATCAAAGTTACCATTGGGGCATTTTTTCATTTTCTCGTCTAGTGTTTGAACCACATTTGTATATGTATCAGACGGTATATCGTATGGTGCTACAATTGCATTATATTTATGCATTTTTTGTACCATATGGTTACCATCGTTATCATTTGTGAACAATAATGCATTCTTTGCATGCTTAGATGTTTTCAAATGCTTATCGTAGTTGTATTTATTGTTACTGGAAAAGTCACAACAATCACAAAAATATCCATCCATATAATCTCCAGTCTCAATCTTTGCCAAATATTTCATATGTTTCACAGTCAAAATATGGCGGTCATAATCACGTTTTTTGTGACAGTTAAAGTCACAAAATGAACAATGAAACTTATAAGTGGTAGCGGGGGCATTTTTAGATGGCATTGTATACAATTAATGTATATATTACTTCTAAATCGTTTATGAGGCAACTATTTTAGCGATAATCTGAGACTTTTTTTGGACAGTCATTTTGATTGGTGGTGATTTTATTTCGCACCATCTCAGTCTCAGTTGGGATTTTGACAACCGTTTTTAAATTTCTTTTCAATATATCAAAAGTGGAGAGAGAGAAAATACCTCTCTCCACTTTCGGATTTTTCCAAACTCTTTCATATAAGTTTTATACGGATGTATATTACTTTTCAACAAAAATACCCCATTATCAACCAAAAAACCCTCAACCATTTTACCCTTTTTATCAACCAAAAACCCATATTTACTTTTGTTATCATGTCGCGGCAAAACACAGAAAATCCAACTGGGTCAGACCAAACACAGTTACAAGGCAATACCCACATATCTTAATTTTACATTGGTTATGATGTAAAATTATGCAATTAGACTGAGACGGTTTACATCTCATCACTATCATTCTCATAAGATATTATATCAATACAACTCTCACACAGATCTCCGTCCGATGTGAGTTGTAGTTCAAACGTATAATAGCCGCGTTTACACCTATCACACGCATTTCGTGTATATACGCTACATGGTTTACACACAAGAGTATGCTCTACGTTATAATCACCTTCCATCATTTCAAACAAATCACATTTTAGACCACACTTCTCACAGTGTCGGTTGTAATAACAAGTCTTACAAATTTTTTTGTCTACATAAATATGATCTAATTTCAGGTTTGCATTATCAAATGTTTGGTTACAAAAAAAACATGCAGATGAACCTGTTTCAAGAACCTGTGACAAAAAGGATTGCTTTATAGCGTAATACGACATACTATATCAATGCGAAAGTTTATAAATATACATAACTATTATCTATATAGTTTCAGAATAATACATATGCTTAAGACCGCCAATGCTTATCGCAATCTAGACAAGTGATAAAGATGGTTGCAGGTTCATCTGCACTGCGCGTTTGCATTTCATAATAGGTACATCGTTTTGATTTACATTTCTTACATGTATACATATTGGTCGACGCCTGAATATTATCGGTGTATTTTGATTCATCGCGCTTCATTTTAGTTTCGATCAATTTGCGCCATCGTTCAGGCTTATATTCTTGGTGAGTCATAAAGGCGAGTTTTTGAGGTTCAATGTCGCCCTGTTGCAGTAAGGTTACTAGATCGATATTTTTTAGATTGATATAGATACTTCGTAATCTATCCACATAAATAGTAACAAACGGTTGATTGTCCCATTTCTTTACTATTTTACGGCGTGTTGCTTCTTTTATGGTATAATTATATACACCCGTTTCCAGGTTGATCGAAGCAGACTGTTCTTTCATATTAAGAATATGTTGAAACTTGTCGGAAATATTCCTGCGAAACTTGTCGGGATTGGTAATCTTATACATTATATGTGTAATATAGTGTATATTTGTGTACGTTTAAATCAATTTTGTATCAAACACATTTTTTCAAACACAAACAGATAATCCTCCTCTCAGATATATTCTTCCTCACTTAACTCATCTCCGCACGCGCAATATTTTTCACTTACACTGGATGTCAAGTTTGAAAACACATCATATTGTTTTTTACTTGCACTTCGAGTTTTATGGGTTATATTATCTTCCTCATCATCACAATCATCTTCCTCATCCTCATCTTCTCCTTCATCATCCTCATCCTCGTCATCAACAACGAATCCATCCTTTGCATATCCAACATTTGTTTTAGGCAAATCGGCATATACCTCATCTTCATCTTCATCCTCATCACTATCCTCTTTGTTAATATCTTCAAACCCGCCAAATAATCGTTCATAGAAAGAATTCCACATCTTACTATTAAAATTAGTGATGTTATCGTTTTCGTCTTTGCAAATTATAACGCTTGTTCCAAATAGTAATATATTATCAGCCGGAGGAGGCAAGTCATATTTATTTTCTTGCCCGGCGCGACCGTCGTTTTTTCCATATAAATATACAGTCGAATTGTGTACATATTCCCAGGAGACCCTTTGTGAAAACCCGCCATTTGATTTAAATCCGGCCTTTCGATACAACTTTGCTTCATCATACGAATTAATATTCGTATCTTTTACAACGCCGGCTTTATCAATTAATACGATTTGAACCATACTCATGTATTTAGGAAATTATTGTTTATATTATTTTATAATATATAGATTGAATATATACCGAATGACAACCCCAAACCAACATAAAAATCGTGTGTCTCGAAAACGTTTATATAAACTTAATCGACAAAACGGAGGAGGTATTTTAAATACTTTATTTGGTGGTGATGATGCATCAAAAGAAACCCCTGAGGAGGATGATAAAAAAAAAGAAGAAGGGTCAAATTTTTCAACTGGAAGCGAGTCTTTGCCAAATGAACCCGCGCCAAGTGAACCAACCCCACTGGATATCTCACTTAGTCCGGATGAAAACGAATCATCAAAAACAGATGTGAGTTCCGTTGAAGGGTCTTTTATGGATGCTGATGAAAATTTTTCCGTGGATGTAAAAGAAGAATCTCCTATGGATATTTCTCCTACATCGAAGGATATTTCACCAACACCCAAATCACCTATAGATGTTGATTCTGTAGGCATAGATGCAAATGAAGGGTCACCTACGGAAGTAGATTCTGCAAATGATACATCCCATTCATTTATGGATACGGTTGTTAGTTCAGCAAAGGGTGTTGCAAGTGATGTGGGAAGTGCATTTAGTTCAAGTGACCCAGCGTCCCTTTCTCCAGAGGAGAATGATTTTGTTACTGACAATGGTCTTGTAGATAACAACATTGCTTCCCTACAAAATATTATCAATAGCCAGAATCAAAAAATAAACGAATTAAATGAAGATATAAAACAACTACTTAAAGAACGAATTGCCACACTAGAATCCGTTGGATCTTCGGGCGGTACAGGACGCCGACGACGTAAAACACGCAAAGCAAATCGTTCATAAGAATAAATACTATTCTATCTTTTATGTAATGTAATGTGGAATTTTATAAAAACAATTACGATATGTTTATTTATAATATATTTAGTCGATCGACTTTTGCAATATTTAAAAGACACCTATACGACTAAAAAAACCAAGGATATCATAGGAACGCATATAAAGAAATATCAAAACATTATGGATGAATTCAACGAACGCGCTCAAAAAGATCGAGAATTTAAACCTGTTACTAAATTGACAAATGACGATTTAGTTGCAATGAATGATGAACTGGAACAGTTAATAGCGACTGAAGTTTGAGTAAATAAAAAAATTGAAACGATATAAACATAACGGTGTAAATATAACTAGTTTCAAATGCAACTATCATATACTCAAAAAACCGACTGTTTGGCACACATGCCATCTTTCGAACTTTCTTATGAAACGATTTCACATAAGAAGGTTTCAACTGACTACGATATCACGATGGCGATTCCATATGGAAAAAAGGTGATATTATGGTTTACGTATTATAAAGATCGCAATGTATGTTTATGTATGGACCTCGATAAAGACAAAAAAATCGGTGCGGTTCGTATATTAATTGACAATGATATACCCGTAAAACTTGCATATGGAACCATGCTTTATGGTTGTATATGTGAAATCTCAGATAAGCGTGACATGTTTATTATTGAGGATATTTTAATATGTTTTGGTCTTTTGATATATCGCCAACATTTTCAAGAAAAATTGGCATTCATAAATCTATTATTCACACAACATTCGAATATTTTCGGCAAAGAAACGGTTTTACCCATTATGTTGCCAGTTTGTTGGAATATTGAACCAGGTACAGTGGATACAAATAAAATTCCAGAGAAATATAAGAACGATATACCCTATTCAATACATCATATACAACATCGCCCCTTGCATAAAATTGCTCCATTTATCAATGTACCACAGTCGCGAAATATAATGACGAATATTTCAAAAACACAAACGATACCTGATACCATGTTGTTTATACCTCCTTCCTTACCCCAATTTCACACAAACAAACCACAATACAAACGAGCAACCGTTTTTGAGATGAAGGCCGATATACAAAATGATATTTATCATATTTATGCATTTGGGTCAAAATCGTCGCGTGTTTATTGTGGAATAACATACATTCCCAACTGCAAAGTGAGTGCAATGATGAACGGGATTTTTAGGAAAATAAAAGAAAATGAATGTTTAGATGCGTTAGAAGAGAGTGATGACGAAGAGGAATTTCAAGACACATGTGCAGATAAATATGTGGATTTACAAAAGGTTCAAACCATCGAGTGTTCTTATTTGGTAAAATTTAAACGATGGATGCCAGTACGTATTGCACATAATAAACAACATATCGTACATATGTGTAAATTGTAAAAAATACGCGTATTTTTATTGGTTGTGTAAATACCGAAATGCATCATCCAATTCTTGAATCGATATATGAGGTTGAGCACGTGCAACTGCATATTTAGAAATATCTGCTTCTTCGCCACACGAAGCATGTTCGTCGTTGTCGATTATATATTTAACACAAAACTCAGGTGTCAAATGTTGAGTATACAAGATGGGTTTTAGACTTAATCTGTCAATGTTTTTTTCAAGAACATCGATTGAATATGAATTTCTATTTGCAATTAAATCATGATCGGTTAACATTATTTATGTAATATATGTATACTACATAAATAATTCAATTTTATGACGAATAATCCAAGTTTCATTCATTTTGGTTGCTGGAATCAAGGTGTATGTCCGGGAAATCGATTCGAACAAGTATTAAACCTGATAAATTCAAATATTTCGCGGTTGACGCCACAGTTTTTAGTCGTTGCAGGCGATAATTATTATCCGGACAAAACAATAGAATCAAATATAAAAGAAAAAACTGCTAATCTACAAACACTTATATCGGGGTTTCAATGTTTACATCGAATCAACATCGATGATAAAATAGTGTTGATTGGAAACCATGATGTAGTACCTGATAGCGAACTTACTCGAATTGTTGATATTAATAACGTTACTATTGAGATTGTGAATAAAGCAGTTCATAAAAATGACTGCTCTATTTTGGAAACCGAACAAAAAATCCATGGACTAATAAACACTGGATTTCGTGAATTATCTGAAAACACATTGGTTATATTTATAGACACAAGTTTATATGAGGATAATTCGGATGAGTCACAACCATGTTATAATACCATTTATGGCAATAAGTCAATTTATACTTTGATGGAGGAACAACATAAATTTGTTCGTGAAAAAGTTCAGAGTTCAACCGCAAAAAATGTGATTATTATTGGACATCATCCATTTACAGGGTTAAAAAAAAAGAAGGCCGCTGACATCAATATTACTTATCCACAACATCATCCGCCTTTTGCAAATCTATTGTTTGATGCGTTTTCATGCAGATCCGGTACGAATAATTATTATTTGTGTGCAGACCTCCATCTATATCAATACAATGAAATAACCATGGCAGTCAACGATGAATTAGACAAAGATAAACCAGCACCCGTAAAGTTTATACAACATATTGCTGGAATAGGGGGGACTAAGTTGGATGAATTACCTGTTGATAACAACAACGTAGATGCCAGAAATTTTTCAACTGGTATATATAATATATCATATACTGCTTTTCCTAGTATCAAAAATCATGGTTATTTGTCTATCGAAGAAAAAAACACAGAGATATTTATTCGTCCAAACTTTATAACTCTATCTGGTGGGGGTCCGCGTAAAAAGACGAGAAGAAAACGAAACAAACAAAGAAAATATACTAAAAAACGAACTAAATCCAAATATAACAAACGTAAATTGTCGCGCTAACAAATTTTTCCCAACCATATACACACGCCAGAACGTACGACGGGTATATACCCTTTATTTAAAAACTCGCGATTATCCGTCTTTACACTTACTAAATTCGGATTATTTATGGTGGAAGATACATCACTTTTGGGAAAGATCTTACCACTATTATGCAATTTCCAATTATCAGAACAATCCATGATATATTTGGGATGAAATACGAATAATTCGATGGGTACGCCTTGGTTCTGGTCAAAATCGATGCACCATCTAGATTTCAATACAAAACTATATTTTTTTCGGGTATCATGGTCTGGGTTATGTTCATTGCATACAAATTCCAAGTCTGCGTATAGTTTACCAATCTGTTTGTATTTGCCGTGTATGTTTGGATCATTGGACCGTATTACTAGATGTTGAATTTTCTTTGTCTCGCGATTTGAATATACATCGATGATGATAGGATGAACCGATTGTCCTTCATATCCATTATACTGTTCATGAACCATTCGCATGATATAGTATACACATATATAGAAATTTATTAGATCTATTCTAATCCAAATCCTCAATTGAAATCAAGCATTTTTGCTTGAGCAGTGGATTACCACCCGTGCATTCTTTGTCTGATTGATTCTTCTGTTTCGGTTCATAAAGGGTAGTCCATGTTGTATCTGTCATATTTTGGTATCGAATATTGTCAGAACCTAAAATCCGGTAATTGCATTTTCGATAGTATGTTTTTCTCTTTCGAAATTGGTTTTGAAATAAATCATGTTTATCTACGATGTCGACGACAAGAGGATTATCATGTTTAGTGCGTAATATGCGTCCGACTGATTGAATAATATCCGTTTTAGGAGTTGCTAAGACCAATATAGATAGGGTTTTAATATCAAGGGCTTCGGCCGCCATTGCATAGGTGGCCAATACAATCTGTTTGCCCTCTGTTTCCTGTAAATCTTTTTGTTTCATTCCTCCCACGTAATATCCAACGGTTGCAAATCCACGATGGGTAATTGCGTCGTAAAGATAGGTTAATAGTGACCGATTATGACACAAAACCATAATTTGTGCATTTCCACCTTTCTCTTTGCTTTCGGAAACCAAATCTTGCATTACTTTCACAATGAAATCGCCGCGATAACCGAAATTGCATAATTTGGATATCATTGTGCTGTATTTGGGGTTACCTTTGAAATCATTTTCGACTTCGTTAAATTGGGAGTCCGTTGATATATATTCAATGGCGCGCACACATACGGGGTCATCACTTTTTCGTGTTTCTGTATATACTTTTGGTCCAATAAACATATATAACACGCATGTTAATTTGTCTTTTCGGTCGACCGTTGCAGAAAGTCCTAACATATTTGGACTAATGATACGTAGCAATGCCTTGGAAAAATGTTCGCTTCCTATACGATGAACCTCGTCGATGATGGTTAACCCAAAACAATCAAAAGCCTTTTCGGGCATGGGTTTATCATATAAGGTTTGCAACATACCGATTACAATATCTTTTCCTTCAACGTCAAATGTTGAACCTTGGATTTTTCCGATCTTAGCACCAGGTAGGAATTCATTTGCACGATCAATCCATTGGTTCATCAAGAACTCTTTATGGACGATGACCAGTGTCATTTTTTGAATTTCTGAAATTATTTTGAGAGCACACACCGTGTTATGTGTTACTGTAAAATCACCCAAAACAAACCGGCGATTTCCATCAATCTCAAAACCATAATAATCATCCACATCTAACTTTTCCAACCGAATGCGGGTATTTAATGCGTCCTTTATTTGTTTTCGTGGGCTCGCCTTTTTTCTAGGACACTTAACCGGTATTTCTTCTAACCCTTTTCCGTGAATACATGTTCTGTAATAAGTTCCCGTTTTCTTTTCGCCTTTATACATGCATGATTTTTGACAAACAGATTTATACGCGGCAAAACCAAGTGATCGCGCAATAAATATAATATCATCTAATAATCGCTCGTTTTTTTGTATAACATCATATGAATTACTTGACATACATCCATCTGAATCAATAATCCCTGCAAGAATGGCTAATTGGGTGTCCCTATCATTGTATTTATAATCATCCGGAATATGTTTATTCATAATTAAATTGTAATGTTGAAGTTTTTTTAAGAATACATTCGGTGTTTGTTTCCCGTTGTCCTGTAACCTACCGGAAATATTATAATGAAGTGAGTGTCGAGTAGTAACTGAATCACGGCCTTGCTTCATATTACAATTTAAAGATTGTGTATAGGTTTTAAAATATTCGACTACTTCAGAATCCTCGGTTGTAATAAGTGCAGTTGACGAATTACCATCGCCCAACCAATATCCAAGAGCATATGGTTCTAACTCAACCTTTTTTGGGGGAAATGTAATTGGAACGCGATACCCAACCAATACACCCCCCTTCCCATGATACGATTTTGGTAAATTTAAATAATCTAATACAGAAATATCTCGCACGGTCCCTTTTGGTATTTGTTTTTTCTTTGTGCTCCTTGATGAACTATATTTCAATGATAAAATATGACTTTCATTTACAATATACGCATCCCCTTTTGTGGGAATTACCTTATACATTTGCTCACGTCCTCGGGCTAATGATAATACTTTTCGCGGTGTGGAATCATCTCCCATGAGCATGTCACCCACTTTAATATCCTGAACCATTTTTATGTGACCATTATGCAGCATGATTGGTGTATTTATGCAAAAACACTTACCGCGACCACAGCGGACCTCCAATATTCCCCCTGCACCATGGTCTTCTGAACCATTACAAATCGGATTACGCACATGATTCAAATAGGTATTCACAATGTCTTCCTGATAATCGCGTAAAGATTTAGGAAAATTCACTGAAATATCGCGCCCCCTTGTAATTTCGGACCGGTCAGGTAGCCCATATCGTTCGATACCATAAAACCGGGGAATATATATTTTATTATCATTTTCGCGATATACTGGAAATGCGCCTTCGTCGACCGGACCATATGATGGACCTTGTGTTTCGGGTTTCACTTTCAACTCTTTATATAATTGCTCCATGTCCTGTTCCGATAGAATGTTTTTTGGAATGGTATAACCTTTTTTTCCCAAATAAGCACCTTTACGCACATCTTCTTTGTATTCTGTGGATATACTATTGGATACACTATCTTTATCATGTAATTTACGTTGTTTTTG